TCGGCGGGGCTTGGGCGCGGCGCCGTTACGCAACTGCAAGATGTGCAGGCGCTGGTGTCAGACCCGCGTGCGTATGCCACTAACACGCTGCGCGGAATGCGCGAGTTGATGCGTAACCCTGCGCTGATCGGCAACGTCCTGCGCGACACTGCGCGCCGCGCCAAGAGCGGCCCGCTGGGGTTTGGCGAAGTTGCGGGCGAGATGCTGCCGCTGCGGCCTGGTGGGCGAGCGCCCGACATGCTCAACGTAGATAAAAAATTTCCGCCTATATCGCCAGAACGCGCAAACGCCATGAAACTTGACTTGTGGAAAATGGCACGCGAAAACAAAATTACTTACGATGAACTTTTTGCTAGGTTAAAGCCGTTAGAAGACATTACTTATAACGCTGAAAGAGCAAAAACTATGTTAAATACCGCTCGCCCGGTATTTGAAAACATGTCGGTTATTCCTGTAGGCACCAAAATCAAGTTTCAACACGGGTTTAATGAGGACATACGCGAAGGCGTAGTCGTAGGCACGCATGTGCTTCAGAACAAGACCGCCGGCACCGCGCGAGCGCCTATTGTTAGGCTGCCAAACGGACGCGAAATTAGGTTAGCCCCACACAACATTAAAGAAGTCTACGCACCGCGTTCGATTAACACGCCCGATACTGACTAATGCAGAAACCAATCTACTCCGCTGAGGACGAGCAGGCGCTGATGGCGCGCCTGTGGTCGCCGAAGATCGCGGACGACCCGGAAGCGTTTGTGCTGTTCGCGTTCCCGTGGGGTCAGCCCAACACCCCGCTGGCGAAGTTCAAAGGGCCGCGCAAGTGGCAACGGGACGTCCTGCGGAGCGTGGCTCAGCACATCGCCAAGAACAAGGGCCAGGTGGACATGCAGGCGCTGCGCGAGGCGGTCGCCTCGGGACGCGGCATCGGGAAGTCGGCGCTGGTGGCGTGGCTGATCCTGTGGTTCCTCACGACGCGCATCGGCGGGACGGTGATCGTCAGCGCCAACAGCGAGGCGCAGCTACGCTCGGTGACCTGGGGCGAACTGGCCAAGTGGTCCACGATGATCCTGAACGCGCACTGGTGGGAGATCTCGGCGACCAAGCTGACGCCGGCGCAGTGGCTGACGGACATCGTGGAGCGCGACCTGAAGAAGGGAACGCGCTACTGGGCTGCGGAGGGGAAGCTCTGGAGCGAGGAGAACCCGGACTCGTATGCGGGCGCGCACAACCACGACGGCATGATGCTGGTGTTCGATGAGGCCTCCGGTATCCCGGACGCCATCTGGTCGGTCGGGGCGGGTTTCTTCACGGAGAACGTGCTGCACCGGTACTGGTTCGCGTTCAGCAACCCGCGACGCAATCAGGGGTACTTCTACGAGTGCTTCAACGCCAAACGGGACTTCTGGAACACCCGAAACATCGACGCCCGCACCGTCGAGGACACGGACAAGAACATCTACGAGCAGATCATCGCCGAACACGGCGAGGACAGCCCGCAGGCGCGCATGGAGGTGTACGGGGAGTTCCCGGCGGCAGGGGACGATCAGTTCATCAACCCGCAACTGGTCGATGACGCGATGAAGCGGCCCTCATATAAGGATGAGAACGCGGCCATCGTGCTGGGGATCGACCCGGCGCGCTCAGGGCTGGACTCGACCGTGCTGGCGGTGCGGCGGGGGCGGGACCTGATCGCGATCAAACGGTACCAGGGCGACGACACGATGACCACGGTGGGCCGGATCATCGAGGCGATTGAGGAGTACAAGCCCACCCTGACCGTAATAGACGAGGGCGGGCTGGGCTACGGCATCCTCGACCGGCTAAACGAGCAGCGGTACAAGGTCCGAGGGGTCAATTTCGGCTGGAAAGCCAAGAATCCGGTCGTCTACATGAACAAACGGGCCGAATTGTGGGGTTTGATGAAGGATTGGCTCAAAAATGCGTCAATTCCGACCGACAGACGGCTAAAATCGGACTTTACGGGGCCGCACCAGAAGCTGAATTCGTCCGGGGCCATCCAATTGGAGGCCAAAAAGGACATGCGGGCGCGTGGATTGGCCTCTCCAGACGCTGCGGATGCTATTGCGGTAACATTCGCGTATCCTGTAGCGTCTAGGCAGGCTACAGTCAAGGGTGCGCGGCGTGCGTATTCTGGACAAGTGGTCAATAGTTGGATGGGCAGTTGATGCACAAAGACCTGTTATCGGTCGCCCGTAAACGTCTGATGATGGCGATCTCGGCTCTGTCCGAGAGCCGCGAAGATCAGATGGATGACCTGCGCTTTGCCGCCGGCTCGCCCGACAATCAGTGGCAGTGGCCGGCTGACGTACTACAGACACGCGGGTCGATCCAGGGGCAGACGATCAACGCGCGCCCGTGCCTGACGATCAACAAGCTCCCCCAGCACATCAAGCAGGTCACCAATGACCAGCGTCAAAACCGCCCAGCGGGCAAAGTCATTCCTGTGGACGACGCCGCCGACATCGAAATGGCGGAAATACTGGACGGCATCGTCCGGCATATTGAGTACATGTCAGACGCCGATGTGGCCTACGACACCGCGTGCGAGAACCAGGTCACCTACGGGGAGGGGTACGTCCGCATCCTGACCGAGTACTGCGACGACAACACGTTCGATCAGGACATCCGCATCGCGCGCGTCCGCAACTCGTTCAGCGTGTACATGGACCCTACGGTTCAGGATCCGTGCGGGTCGGACGCCAAGTGGTGTTTCATCACGCAGGATGTGTTGAAGGACGACTTTGAGCGCATGTACCCGAAAGCGGCGCCCGTGTCGTCAATCCAGCAGGTAGGCATCGGGGATCAGTCTCTGAGCCAGTGGATTACGGAATCCACCGTCCGCATTGCGGAATACTTCTACATCGAGCAGGACAGCGAAACCCTGCACCAGTACCCCAACGGCGAGACGGCGTTCAAGGGATCGCCCGAAGCCAAGCAGATGGAAATGATGGGGATGACGCCTGTGCGGTCGCGCGAAGCGGACCGGCGCAAGGTGAAGTGGTGCAAGATTAACGGTTTTGAGGTGCTGGAGGAGAGCGACTGGGCGGGCAAGTGGATTCCCGTCGTGCGCGTGGTCGGCAACGAGTTTGAGGTCGATGGGCGCATTTACGTCAGCGGGCTGGTGCGAAACGCCAAGGACGCCCAGCGGATGTACAACTACTGGGTCAGCCAGGAAGCGGAAATGCTCGCGCTGGCGCCCAAAGCGCCGTTTATCGGCTACGGCGGGCAGTTTGAAGGGTACGAACACCAGTGGAAGACCGCCAATACGACCAACTGGCCGTATCTGGAGGTCAACCCGGACGTAACGGACGGCCAAGGCGCGGTGCTGCCGCTGCCTGCGCGCTCGCAGCCTCCGATGGCCTCGTCGGGCCTGCTGAACGCGAAAGCAGGCGCCTCAGACGACATCAAATCGACCACCGGGCAGTACGACTCCTCGCTTGGGGCGACCAGCAACGAACGCTCGGGCAAAGCCATTTTGGCCCGCGAAAGACAGACGGACACGGGCACTTATCACTATGTGGATAACCTGGCCCGCGCCGTGCGCTATGTCACCCGTCAGATTGTGGATCTCATCCCGAAAATCTACGACACCCAGCGGGTGGCACGAATTGTCGGTCTTGATGGCGAGACAAGCGCCGTGCAGATCGACCCGTCTCAGCCGGTTCCGGTACGCCGAATACAGGACGAAAATGGCATCTTGATTGCCAAGATATACAACCCCGGCGTGGGTAAGTACGATGTTAGGGTCACTACCGGCCCGTCGTACATGACCAAGCGGCAGGAAGCCCTTGAGAGCATGGGCAACCTGTTGCAGGGCAATCCCGAACTGTGGGCTATTGCTGGCGACCTGTTCGTCAAGCACATGGACTGGCCTGGAGCGCAGGAGCTATCTCAACGCCTCGCCAAGACTATTGATCCTAAACTTACCGAGGACAATGACAAGTCGCCTGCGCTCCAGGCCGCTGAACAGCAGATGCAGGCGATGTCGCAGGAACTTGACCAGATGCACCAGATGCTCAAGGGCGTGCAGCAGTCGATGGAAGCCCAGGAACTGGAGATCAAGAAGTACGACGCCGAGACGAAGCGCATCAGCGCCACGCAGGCGGGCATGACCGAGGATC